TTACTTTGTTCCTAAATCACAGATCGTCACCTGGCCACAGTTCGCTGCGGCTCCTGCTACAACAGCAGCTGAAGTAACGCTGGCCGGAAATTTCACGCTGGCTGCTCTTGCAGTCTGGAAGAAAATCAACTGTATCGACGTTAAGTCACAGCCAACTTCCGAACAGCAGGGAGAAATCCGTTGCAAATCGTACAATAACAAATTGAAGGTTGTAGTATCGCTCACCAACGAAGATGCAACAGCGCTTGCCAAATTGGCCGGGAACTCAGACCTGATTTTTATCTTCCAGGAGCGTGACTCGGGAAAGTATCGCGTTGTCGGATCGGAAAAATTTGCAACCCTCACCAAGGTAACGCTTGATATTGGCGGCAACCCAACCGGGGAGAAGGGAACAACCCTTGAAATCGAAGCCGCAGACATTTGCCCATTTCCATTCTATGACGGTTTGATAACCGACAGCGTTGGAATCGTGAATCCTGCGTCAGTATAGATGGTTTTTCAGTTCACTTTAAAAGGCAGCCTCAGGGTTGCCTTTTTTGTCCTTCGATGGTAATTACTAAAATATCACCTTTAATAAAAAAATACTATGGAACTTCAAGAATGGTTTGAATCAAAAGATTACGGTATCGGTCTCAGTTTACTCGGTACACATTGCAAAAACAGAATGCTCCTCCAAAACTTAGGACGTAAACCTAATCCGGAGAAGCTGGAGTATGAACTCCTTAAGATCTGCAAAGAGCAGGGAATCGTTATTGATGGCATCGAAGAGACTGACAAAACGAATGAAATAAAAGAGTTCAGTCCTAACCTCCCACAACCGCTGCAGGATGATTTGCAATCGCACAGTGATCAGGTAATCGATCAGATGAATGCCAAACTGGAGTCGGATGCCGATGATATTGTATCGGATAAGATTTCAGACCTGCAATCAGATGCTGATGATATCGTATCGGATAAACTTTCGGACATGGAGTCGGATGCCGATGAGATTGTATCTGATAAGCTGAAAGAACTGGAAGTAGCAGCCGAAGAGTTGTTGACAGGAAAACTGAAAGTAATTCGTAATGGTCATGAGGTGAATTACACTGATCTTCCTAAAGAACTAAGGGTTGCCTGGGATGCGAACCGTGATGCCTACAAAGAGATCAGGGCCACGCATGAAAAGCTGAAACTGATGGAGAATGCCAAAGATGAAGACCGGGCACCATTGGTCCAAAACATCGCCAAACTCGATGATAAGATCCGTATTAATTGGGAAGCAATTGACGGTTGGAAACAAGGTGATGCACCAATCATTGAAAAGGCAGTGGAAATAGACCATAAACGGATCAATGCAAATCGCAAATTCATCTCCACCAACTTGAAAACATTGCTTACAATAACCGATGAGGCTAAAGCGGTTGCAATCAAAGCAAAGATCCAGGAGCGGTATGATGAGCTGAAAAATGCCGGTGAGGCCGTTCAACCCGAAACAATTGATGAACTGACAAAAGCAGGGATTCAATGTTAAACCAAATTACGGATTACGAACACACCATTCGTAATCCGTAATTCATAATTTTCTACCATGCCCCGTCCTACCACCCTCGAATTATGCCGGATCCATCTTTTCTCTGATACTTGCGACATCCCTGTTGCATACCAGGAGAAAATAACCCGGATCAGGACCGGCTATTCATTCTGGTACGAATTCCCAACCAAAACAGAATCCCAAATACGCGACCATCTGATGAACTGTTTTCTTTGCGCCCAGCGAACGGCTTATGAAGATATTCAGATTATTAAGATCTTACTGGGAGACATTCAGAACCCTGGCAAAGAATGGGTCCGTTACCAGGTGAATAACATGCTGGATGCTGCCTATAAAGTTGCCAAAAAGAAAAAAGACGCGAAAGGGATGGCCATGGCAGCCGGACTGAAAGGAAAATTAAACATGCTGCACCTGAAGGATGCTGACCCCTTACCATTTGATCAGATCGTTCCACAACCATTTGAACCAACAGATGACCCGACAGAGTTGGGATTAAAGAAAGATCCTGATATCAGGGAGAAAAAACGGAAGATGCTCGAAAAATACAACGCTGATATTGAAATTATTGATGTGCCATACGAAGAAATAACTAACCAGGACAATGACAGAGAAAAAGAAGATCTACTTTAACGATCCCCAGCTGGAGTTCATGTACACCGGTGCCCACACTTCAGTGATAGCTGGCGGACGTCGTTTAGGCAAATCGCACGGTTTTGCAGCTCCGTTTCTTCTTCGCAATGTTCAGGCGATGCCCAGGAGCACGGGTGGAATCGTTGGGAGCACTTATCAGCAAATATTATCCCGGACATTACCCGGAACGCTTCAGGCACTGGAGACGTTTGGGTATAAACGCGATCTTCATTACTACATTGGCCACAAACCACCAAAAAACAGCAATTTTGCAAAGCCAATCATCGATCCTCCAAGCTACGAAAATGCAATGATCTGGTATAACGGATCTATTGACCGTTTTATCTCTCAGGATCGGCCAGGATCATCGAATTCATTAACCCTTGACTATTTAGCGCTTGATGAAGCAAAGTTCCTGAAGTTCACAAAGCTTAAGGAAGAAACATTCCCGGCCAATGGTGGATTTCGCGGGCACTTTGGAAATTGCCCGTTTCATCATGGTATGCTGATTATTTCGGATATGCCAACTACGAAGGCAGGCAGTTGGTTCCTGACCTATAAAGACAAGATGGACCCCGAATTGATCGATACAATACACTCCCTTATCTTCGAACGATGGGATGTACTTCAACGAATTAAGATCGATCCTAAACCTTACCACACGACTTATTTACGCGAATTGGATATTGCCATGGCAAAGCTCCGATCTGTTGCTGTCTATTATCGTGAATGGTCCAGTATTGAAAACCTGTTACTCCTGGGCGAACGTTACATCAAACAGATGAAGCGTGATCTTCCACCACTGGTATTTCAGACCGCTATACTGTGCAAGAAGATAGGCAATCAGCGCGATAACTTCTATGCAGCCATGCAGGAGAATGTCCATTACTATGATGCTTTTGACAATAGCTTTCTCGATAGTCTCGACTATAACTATAAAGACACTGATGACAACTGTAAACAGGATGGTGATCTTAACCGTGATAAGCCTATCTGTATTGCATTCGACTACAATGCAAATATCAATTGGTTGGTAGCAGGGCAACGCCAGGGCGTGAAGATGATGACACTGAAGAGTTTCTATGTGAAGTATGAGCGTAAGATACGTGAGTTGGCACAGGACTTCTGTAAGTACTATCGCTATCAGAACAATAAGACTGTTATCTATTACTATGACAATACAGCATTGGGTAGTAACTATGCTGTTGATGAAGATGACTTTGCATCTGTGATCTGTAGTGAGTTCGAACGATTGGGATGGTCAATCGAGCGGGTACACATTGGTAACCCTGTACCCCATAAGGATAAGCATCGTATGATCTTCCAGGCAATGAAGGGACAGCACTTCCTTTTCCCAATGTTCAACCACCCGAACAATGAAGCATTGCTACTGGCAATGGAGAACACGGGTGTACGCATTGGCACCAATGGATTTCAGAAAGATAAGTCAGGTGAGAAGTTGACAGAGAGTGAAGAAGATCTATTGCAACATCGTACGGATGGTACTGATGCCTGGGACACGCTGTTCGTTGGCATGAATAAGTTTGCTATTAATGATGAGAACGATGACTCGATCGTTAGTATCTTCTCGTAATTACCTCCCTGTCGTCCCGATTACCTCATTACCTTTTTATCGATAATTATAATAAACTGTGGCATATAAGAGCCCTTTTGGAAGGTGGTAATTACTTTCCACCCGCAGGGCGATGCGGGGTCATTCGTGCGATACAGTGCACAAAAAACGCCTTTGGCAAAAATAAAGCGCTAAATATGAGGGTTTTGAATTTGCGAGCTCCGCACGGTAACTAAATCGGAACCGATTACCGAAATTTTTACAGCTAAACAATTTGAAATACAGCTACCTTAACTGCTTTTAAACAGGCAAAGCAAACAAAATATTTTGTTAAGTTTGTGGGATAAACTTAAAATCAAATTTATTATGAAAAAACTATTGCTTAGTACTGCTTTACTTGTTATTTTATTACAATCATGCACAGTTACAAAGGGTGTATATGATGCTTCGCTGAAGTCAACAGATCCTTACAAGCTCACGTTCTCAGGAACCCAGGGAGAATTCGAGAGTGCAATTAAACGATTCGTTGTTCAGAATGGTTTTTCTATTGCTGACTTTGATAAAGACGCAGGAATATTAGCAACTCAATATAAGGAACTTCCTGATGATGAAAAATATAATGCAAGTATGGCAATGTTAGCGGGGGTTAATGTATCAAGTCAAAAAGGGAAAATCCTATTTATCTATAAAAAGGAAAGCGAACAGGTTAACTTTGAAATGAGTTCTTACTTAGTGGTAAATGGACAATACCAAAAGAATACATTGTCTGAGGCTGAGATAGGAACTGGTGCCCAAAAATTACCGCAAGGCCATCCATTAAATATGAAATACAAAAACATCCTACTGCAGGATGCCAGGTTTAAATTATTATAAACCTGCAAACACAGGTATTCACAACAAAAAACCCGGTCATTCGCCGGGTTTTTCTGTTTCTTGTTTTTCAATGTCTTCCAAATACTTAATAAGTAATGTTTCAATGAAATTTGCCATTGTCCGATTTTCTTTTTTTGCTTGAATTTTGGCCTTTTCAAAAACTTCTTTGTCCAATTTTAAGCTTGTAGCTTCTTTTACCATATTCTTAGGTATTACTATTTGATGCAAATATAGCAAAAAACAGCCTTAAAAACACTATTTAGTATATTTCTCAAATATTTATAAAATATTTATCAGATATGTAGTGTATATATCACAGAATACTTTTATATTTGTGCCATTATTAATTAATACTTCAAAGTATGAATATTCAGAAATTTAAGTTTGGTGATGTTGAGATCGAGTTTGATCTCCGTCAAGGGGAAAACATGATGGTAAATGCTACCGAAATGGCAAAGGTTTTCGAAAAAGATTTATGGTCATTTACAAAAAGCGATCACGCGAGAGCTTTTATTCAGTCATGTTTAAAACCTCCATATGGAGGTTTATTAGGTGTAAAATCGGAAGAAGATTTGATTTCTTCCAGCCAAAAATCCGGGACATGGATGCATCAAGTTTTAGCATTAAAATTTGCTGCCTGGTTAAATTCAGATTTCGAAGTTTGGGTTTATATCACCATAAAAAGTTTATTATATGAATTTGCCCGCGAAATTCAAGACTCAATCAGTGAAACTGTATCGCTGCAGCGACAAAAAGATGATATAAAGAACCAGCTTGCAAAACGCGAACCTGATTTCTTGGAATATCTCTCAATTGAACAAAAATTAATTAATGCCCGTAGCCGTCGCAGTAACGCCACAAAGAACAAATTTAGGGAGACAATGGAAGATTTATTTTCACAAAAAGGAAAGGAAGAAAAGCAATGAATACTTGCAAAGAATGTGTTCACTATAACAATCAGGAAGGCGAACACAAAGGCACATGTATGATAATGGGACTAAAGAGATTAATTTCCAATAATAGTACCATAACTGATTGTTCCGAGGACGATCTGCAACCTTATTATGCAGAAGTAGGTGAAAACTTTGGATGTATCCACTTTGATAATACATATCGATAAATAAAAAACCCCCGGCAGTGCGCTAACACTAACCGGGGGCAAGTTTAAATTTTCAGTGAATAAAAATTTTAACACCACAAAAATATGAAAAATTCAGAATTAAAATGCAACCTCGAAGTTGAAGGTATTATCCTGACCAAAGAAGCAATCAGGTATCTTAAGGCATTACAGGACAGAAACAATGAAGATATCATAATTGCGCGCGAGATTATTGCCGATGTGGTTTGCTTCCTTGCAAAAAAGATGGATTACATTGATGATGCAGAAAATGAAGAAATGTCATCGTTGATGAACGGCCTAAGCCATGTTCGTGATGAACTGAATAATTTAAGAAAGCCATGAGAAAATCACAAAGCGAATCAAAAACAGCCACTATTATCAACGGTGTGGTTCTCACAGATGAGGCAATTGCCTTTTTAGATTCAATGCAGAACGGTGATAACGATCTCATTAAAGAGACTCGCGATGAAATAAACAATGCTATATCACAATTGATTCTATACACTGAATGGTGCACTGATAAGCAGATACCCGAAGTCCTCGATACAATTAAATACATAAACGTTTTTAACCGAAGTTTAAAAGAATTAATGAAACCTTAAACGTATAACCATGAATACAATAGACTTACAAACCGTAAAAGAATTAAAGGCCAGTGAATTGCCAGAATTGCTACAAGCGAAGGTTCGCCGAATCTGTGAACAGGCAAAGATGAACTTTGACAATATTCATTTCATCCGTGACAATAAAGAGGAAAACTACATGGATATGTTCGATGGTGATGAATTCACCTATTGGGGATATTTTATTGACACAAACGAAATTGATTAATACCTCTATATTTTTGTATGTTTCACGAAAACCCGTCTCCCCAAAAGGCGGGTTTCTTTGTACTTTTAATTTGCGAAACAAAAAGGTTAATCTGCACGTTTATTAATTGATATTTCTTTTACTTACATTTGCAGTGAAAATACACACCGAAAAGAAACAAGACAAACATGGACAAATTCACCTATAATGAGCAAAAGGCTGTTGCTGCAGTATTGCTGGTTGTAAACGAGCTTTCCAGCGTCGACAGACACAAAATTGCAAAGATCCTTTTCTTTGCCGATCAAAAACACCTCGCCAGATATGGCAGAACAATTACTTCCGACTTCTATTGCGCGATGGAAGCCGGTCCGGTTCCTTCAAACATCTACGATTCGATAAAGGTTATTGCACACGAACGCAATTTTTATAACCACCATGGTCTTGAAGGTAAAATAGAAGTCCGGGGAAGAGAAATAACCGCGCTTGAAAAACCCGACATTGATCAGTTATCGATTTCGGATATGGAATGCCTGGTTGAATCGATCAATGAAAATTCGAAGCTTACCTACGGACAACTCATTGACAAATCGCATGGACCGGCATGGCAGAGCGTTCCCGACAATCAGTTAATTCCATTTACAGAGATCGCCAAAGAAGTTTCGGCACCTGCTGAAATTCTTGAACTTATAAATTCGAACCTTCAGGCCGAGGAACTCTTAAGTTTATGAGTAGCCTCAGGGACTCCCTTTCTGCCGGAGGTTTAAGAAATTTAATCGCCTCACAAATACAGCCTGGTGCTGTATTTGTAATTTTAGACCCAATCGCAAAAAAGGAAAAGTTTATTGTGATCTTAGGTATCGATGCCGGTAAGATCTGGGTGGGAACCCTGTTCATCAACAGCGAAAAGAATGTGAATTTCATCAAGTCGCTGGAACAACATGGTTTGCAGTTTATAATAAAAGCATCCAACTACGAATTCCTTGATTACGATTCCTTTATTAATGCCTCGAATATCATCAGGCGTGAGTTTGAAAAGCTGGTTGATATTATAATTGCCAGAGATGGAAGATATTTAACGCACATCATTCCCAATGACTTCGATTACATCAGGCAAAAATGGCAGATTCGAAAGTCGTTTCAACCGCCGACAAAAAAGACTTTGGATTAATCTAAAACCGCAATACTGCGGTTTTTTTCTTTCTCCCTTTCTCCCCTTCTCTCCCTCTCACCATCTCCTTTTCACCTGTCCTTTAACCTGCTGTGCGAACGGCCTATCTTGCAATAAAAAAAGAGGGTTATGCTGCATCTTTCAAAAGCAAGACAATTAATCGAGAGTCACGATCAGCTGGATGTTTCGTTCTGGAAACTAAACGGTGAGATTGTCCACGCACACAACGTGGTCTGTACAAGCTCTCATTTCAAAGGCAACACATTTAACTTTAAATTCCTTGACTCCGGAGAGTTCCGGAAGGTAAAGGCATTGCTAATATTCAACGTATCAGGCGAGGAGGTTTTTGTATGAAAAAAAATATTGATATTGGTATTGTATCAGCTGGTGATGATTTTGCCAGCTTAGGTATACATGTTATACCTGGCGTGAATGATTCATTCGCCGCTGTGATCAACGAAGATTCGCGCGCTATCTTCGATTACGAAGAGGTGAAGCCCAAGGATGTAAAGAAAGGATTTCGCGGCGCTGTACCGTGGGGCGAAGATAACCTTCAGCCTGATGTGATACTTGCATCTATTCGCAATGATGAAGTAATGAGCTCCAACATGTGGTTCAACATTTGCACTTCATACGGACTTGGATTCCGGACTACAAAGTCAGATGGAACACCGCTGGAGGATCCCGAAATCAAAAAATTCTTCCGGAGAAACAACATGGTCAAATTCTGGGCCGAACAGTTTACCGATATCAAACACTTTTATTTTTCGGTACTGGTAATCATTCTCGATGGTGAAGGACAAAAGGTAGTGCAGATCAGGCACAAAGAGGCGGTAAACTGTCGCTTCGAAACGTGCAATCCCGATACCGGAAGGGTTGAAAACATCTTCTATGCCAATTGGAAAGCTTCACCGAAAGATGAAGATATTGAGGCAATAGCATTACTCGATGAAGATGATCCGGTTGGTGACTTAATGGTGAGACTGGGCAAAGAACCCGATCCGAAAACCGGGAATGCCGGCACGCCAACCACCGTCCGTAAATTTGCGATCGTAAACCGGATCCCCACACCAGGACAAAAGTATTATCCATTCGCCTACTACTTCAGCATGTTCAACAGTGGATGGAGTAAGATTAAAGCAATGATACCCGTTGCCAAAATTGCGAAGATGACCAACGGCATGGTGATTAAATACATGGTTGAATTGCACCGCGAATATTTCACAAAACTATTCTCCAGCGAAAGCATTACCGATCCGGAACTGAAAAAAGCGAGAAAAACGCTTGAGATTAATAATATCAAGAACTTTCTCTCCGGGATTGACAATCAAAACAAATCGTGGTTCAGTACCTACTACATCGATCCTAACGGGAAAGAACAGCAGATGGTCCGGATTGTACGTCTCGATAAAGAAAAGGAAGGAGGCGACTATATTGAAGATGCTGAAGAGGCTACCAATATCGTATCGTACGCGATGGGTGTACATCCAAGTTTGATCGGAAGCTCACCAGGAAACAGCAAATCCATTAACGGTACCGAAGCCCGGGAACTCTTCACGATGAAACAAGCCCTGGAGCATCTCACGCGTGATATCATGCTCTCTCCGTTCTACCTGCTAAACGATGTGAATGATTGGGATCTGGATTACGATATCCCGGATCTGATGCTCACCACGCTCGATAAAAAGACAGACGCCAAACCATTCACCACAAAACCACAGACCGATGATACTGAAAACGCTGATTGATTTTCAAAATGTGATTCCCACAGCTGCAGGAACCGAAAGCTTTGCAGATTTCGAACCCTATATCCGGAGCGCTGAACTTTGGATGAAGAATAACATCCTGGGCAAAGCGTTGTTTGATCGCATCGATGCGGAAACAATTGTAGATCCTGATCTTATACGGTTGTGCCAAAATGTAATTGGAAACCATGCTTACTGGGATGCGATTCCGTTTCTGGATGTAGTTCATACTGAGAGTGGGTTTGCTATAATCTCAGCTAATGGGAAAGTTCCGGCGAGCAAAGAACGTGTGGAGCGTCTCCGGGAACAATGTTTAACCAGGCGCGACAATGAAGTTGAATTCCTGATCACTTACCTGGAGGAACAAATAACGCTTCACGATGACTGGAAATCATCTCCGGCTTATTCTGTGATGACCGATTGCCTGATCCGGACGGCTACAGAGCTCAAACAATACGGCCAGTGGGAAGGATCGCGCCGCGATTTTCTGAAGCTTCGACCGCTGATGATCCAACAGACAATGACTAAGTTGGAACCGCTGTTCAGTAAAGACTACATCGAAGAGTTGATTGAAAAACAACGCGATGGAGATATGACCGGTGATGATTTGAAAGTAATCATTCTGCTGAAATATGCACTTGGTTGTCTGGTAAATGACAACCACGAAGCGGCTAAGAAGATCGCTTCAGATGCAATGCGTTACATCGATAAAAACCCCGCCGGCTTTATTACCTATGCTGCCAGTTCGGAATACAAAGCACGGATGGCGCCCGGTTATGAAAACGATGCAGCATCAACCATCTTTTCAAGTATCTGCTAATATGAAGCCACTCAAACTGATATTACCGCAGACATGGATCGAACTGTCGAACCGGCAACTGGTATTCGTCTCCAGGTTATGGATGGCAGGATATCCCGAATCTGAATTCCTGGTGAAAGCGTTTATGATGTTGACAGGATTAAAATTGGTGATCGATACGCCCCATCGCCCCGTCGCCCCCGCGCCCAGTCTCCCCATCGCCCCTTCGCCCCTTCGTTATTCACACCCATCCATTAAAAAACCCTTCCTGATCGATACCGATCTGTTATCAGAGCTTTGCGAAAAGTGCCGGTTCCTGCTCACTCCGGATGAAGTTCACCCGGTCAAAAGAATTGGTTTTGCACGTGCCAGGCATTTCAGATTATACAATGCAACCTTCGAAGAATACCTGATGACAGAGAACTATTATTTTGCCTACACAGAAACAAAAAAAGAGGAACACCTTGACAACCTGATTGCCTGTCTGTACCGGAAACCATGGCAACGATGGAACGCAGGGAAAATTCAGGCACGTGCTAAAGCATTCAGCAAGATAGATCCTGCCATTAAAAATGCTGTGTTTATGGGATATGTCGGATTCCGTTCGTATGTTCCAAAGCGGTGCAAATCACTCTTTTCCGTGAAAGGTACTGCCAGCGGTCGCCCGTTTAATCCCAGGGAATATATCAACGGAATGATTCATACGCTGTCGAATGGCGATATCACCATCAAAGATAAACTCCTTTCCCGTCCGTGCTGGGATGCACTTGATGAGTTAGAGCAGCGTGCCCTTGAACATCAATCGATATCCAATCATAAATCGTAAATCCTAAATCGTAAATCATGTTCGACCCTATCGCTTATATGAAAACGCTTCACGCAAAGATGAAGCTCACTGTTACCAAATACAGGTTTGAAACTGTCAGTGGCGTGGATTCCCTCGAAGGAATACTTGAACACAGTCGCCGGGATAAATATTTCTTTGCGGTGGATGATAGTCAGGATGGTACAACATTTCGTGGCGCCGGTGGTACCTATTTCGAACGCAGGCCATATACTGTTTTTATCGTTGGACAAGCGGAATATGGCAATATGGTAAAACGCGCTGAAGTATTGACCGAAGCCAAAGCGATCTTCAGAACCGTTTTATCTAAGCTGATCCTGGATAAACGGACCATCCCGGTACTCGACGTTGAACGTATCCAGTTTTACGAAGTGCCACCTGCATTTGCAACCGGTTGCAGCGGATTGTATTTTATCTTCAATGTCGAAATACCTGTTAATCTTGTCTATAATGGCGCAGACTGGAACGTATAGTAACGAAGAAACGATCCGTGCCTGGGCAGATATTGTAATTAAGATCTGGCGTGCTAAGATTGTAGAAATGAAAGTTTGGGATACCGGTGCACTGTATAGCTCATTTCTGCAAACACTCACTCTTAATGCAGGTAATAATGTAAGTAAAGTGGAATTTGCTTTCAATCTGTATGGTGTATTTCAGGATATTGGCCTTGGTCGTGAGATATGGAAGATTAAAAGCGATGGGGATAAGACGAAACTTAAACGTAGGGAGTGGTACTCGAAAGTATTTTACGGTGAAGTGATGAAACTAAAGGATATACTGGTTGAGAAATATGGCGAAGGTGCAGCCGATTCAATCATATTTGCATTGAAAGCTACAGGAAGAACAAAATAAAAAAATGAATTTATAACATAAATCACTATGGCAGGTTTAAACGATGAAGCGAGGATCCCAGTATATATTAATGATCAGCAGGCAATATCAGCATTAAAAAACCTTGCATTGGAGGCTGAAAAGTTGGGGCAAACAATGCAGGAAGCCCTGGCTGCTAATGATATGAAAGGATATAAGGATGCGCAGCGCGAACTGGCAAACGTTACAAAAGAAACGCGAAACTTACAAAGAGCATCGTTCGACGTGAATAAGGTTCTGAATAATCTATCGTCATCTTCTATCCGGGACATTAAAAAAGCCATTACAGAACTCACCCGCGAACAGAACGGGCTAACACGTGGCACACAGGAATACACTGCGAACCAGGGGAGACTTCAGCAGCTCCGCGCGGAGCTCCGTGGGATAAACGGAGACCTTACACAACAAAAGGGAATACTATCTCAATTAAAGAGTGGGGCAATGGAATTATTGCCGGCCTTTAGTTTTGCGGCCATTGCTGCTGCAGCTGTATTCGCTTTCAATAAAATCATTTCTGCAACAGATACTTTGGGAACGAAGTGGGAAGCAAGCATGAACGGAATGAAGGAAGGTTTAAATGAATTCTGGCGTACCCTGGCAACTGGCGACTGGAGTAACTTTACTGAACGTATACAGGAAGCCATTCGGTTTGGGGAAGAATACATTTATACACTTGATGATATTGAAGACAAAACCAGATCATTAAGTATTATCGAAGCTGAAGCACAGGAAAAGGCAATTGATTTAGAAATTGCTTTGCGTAATAAAACATTGAGTAAGGAAGAAAGAATTAAGTCTGGGGAAGATCGAATTAAATTAGAGGAAGATTTAGCAGTTTATAGAACAAATTTAGCTCAAAGCGTTTTTGATAATGAGGCAAAATTAACAGCAAAACAAACCAACCTGAGTAAAGATCAGCTGATGAAAGTGATGCGTGATATGGACAGTACCACAAAAATAAAAGCGAAAGCTTATAATGATCAGTTGGAGCAGTTAGATAAGATGAAGAAAGCAAATTTCTTGACAACTTCAGGATTTCAAGGCGCTACCACAACCACACAGCTTCCTGAAACAGTTCAGATGAAGCAACTCAAAACAGAGATTGAATCCGTATCAGATGCAACAAAAGTTTATGCTGATCAAATCCGTGCAACCGGGCGAACCACCGATGATCAGCTTGATAAAATGGTAAAAAGTTATGTGGAGCTTAAAGCAGCTCAAATTTCTGCAAAAGAAAACACACCCAGGGTACGAACACAGGTTAATAGTCTGCTTGCAGGTCAGGAAGATACTGGTCAAAAAATAGAAGGGAAAAAAGAAACCGATACTGACAAGCTCCGGCTGTTTTTCTCTCTTGACGATCAAACTCAAACAGATGCCATTAAGGCCGAACTGAATAAGCTGGGTAAGGATGGTGTTGCTGCCTTGGCAAAAGGTATTGAAGATGAAGTGGCAAAGCGTAAAGAGGATGCAGATTTACTAAGCCAGTTAATGACGCCTGAGACAGAGAAAGCAGATCCTGCAGGTGATTATGCGATGGAGGAATATGCTAAAACCCTTGACGGGAAACGGATGCTATTAATATCTGATCACGAAGCAGGGCTGATTGGGGAACAGGAGTATCAGGATGAACTGATAAAAATTAATGCAGAAGCGGAAGACAAAAAGAAGGCGAAAAGGGAGCAAACAGCAAAGGATATTCAAGGGGTTGCCAATGCAGCCGGTAACTTTGTCGGAGCATTGATGGAGATGGAGCTTCAGGATGCCGGTGACAACGAGGAGAAGAAAAAGAAGATCAAAAAGAAGTATGCTGATATGAACATGGTTGTGGCCATTGGCCAAATCGTTTCATCAACGGCATTAGGTATCATGCAAGGGTTTGCTCAGTTGGGTCCGATAGCAGGCGCTATTGCAGCCGTATTTATTGGTGCAACCGGAGCCGTTCAGGTTGCCATGGCCGTGAAGGAAAGAAACAGAATGAAATCACTGGCAGTTGGTGGTTACACAGGTGATGGTGGCAAATATGAGGAAGCAGGAATTGTCCATCGGGGTGAGTATGTGATACCACAGGAGGGCGTAAACAATCCCCGGCTCCGGCCAATGATCAATATGTTTGAGATGGCACGGAAAAACAACAGTTTGGCCCGGCTTGATTTACGGCCTGTAGTGCAAACGGTTGGAAGTTCAAGCGGATATGCTTCGGGTGGTTTCTCAACTCAGGAAGGATCTGCATCAGCAGGAACACAAACAATAACGGGGCGAGATCCTGAATTAATATCAGCCATCAAAGAATTAAATCTTCAGCTAAAAGCAGGCATTAAAGCGAACGTGAATAAATTCGGCAATAACAGTCTCTCCGATGCAATGGATGATATAACAAAATTCAACTCGAAAATCTACAAGAAATGAAGCTAACGATAGCAGGCAAACCAGTTGCAATACCAGTGGATACGAAAATAAGCCTTCAGCGTTCATCCCCGGCATTGAATGAAGATACCGGAGCATTCTCCTACCCGTTTCCTGTTCCAACATCACCCAATCAGCACATAATTGGATGGCCGGGTAAGCTACAACGTGTTGGTGCCATTGCCGATCAGTCGTTTATTCTGGAAGATAACGGGCTACAGGTTTTTAGCGGTGAGGTTGACTACGATATGGTAACGAAGGAACAGATTGGCGTTATTCTAAAGTCTGGTTATACTGTATTTAGGGGAAAAATGGAAGGGAAAAAGCTGACTGATATTGATTATGGGTTCGAAAGCTGGATTCCTGAATTTTACACAGATGAAGAGTTGGCTGCTAAAATGGTCGAATGGGATGCAGCAAATACAACAAGCAATGGTAAGTATGTAGTCTCTCCATGTCATATCAATGGTGGATTACCCTCTGGTGTAAATGTAAATTACGTCAATAAAGCGACAGGAAACCTAATAAGCAACGTAATGTATTGCCTGCAATTCAGGGCTTATTTCCTTCTTGAGAAGATTTTCGAAAGCGCTGGATATACCATTTTAGTGGATGAATTAAAGACAAGCGAATTTAAGGACCTTGTTGTTTTTTCGAGGATCATGCGTGGAGCAGGGTATGGAGGACATTATACCTGGTGTATTCCCGGACTCGAACCGGGATTTCTTCACTACGCAAAGCTGATGCCTAATGTTTTTGTTCTTGACTTTGTTGACGAAATTACAAAACTACTCTGCATGGTGTGTGATGTAGATGAACGCATGAAGACAGTACGCATTATTTTTAAGAAAAACATTTTTGTACCCGGCAATATCGATCCGCTGAAAATGGTTGAACTGGCAGGTTGGGAACATAGCGAGAAACAAAATACAAAAGGGTTCAGTATTGGCTATAAGTCGCAAACAGACAGCCTTGATACTGAATCCGGATATATTCCCAATTCAGAAGTAGCGACAACACTTCCAATTGCCACTAAAGAAGGGGAGGTTGTTCGTGTTGTTTCTTTAGGGTATGATTACGTGACAGAAAGTAACAGCGATGTACTGGAATGGAAACAAATCGGAAGGTTGAAAGATTATCTATCTGGCATTGACCCTGAAAAAACAGAGTTTGCATTTAAGGTACCGGCTGGAATAATCGATGGCGAAGGAGATGGCACCAGGTATATATCTCCGCATCTTGATATTTCATTGCCTATGTTCACTGATACGAATAATGGAATGAATGAGTTGATGATATCACTTTACCATGGCCGCAAAAATAATATTCCATTTCTTTCGGGTGTTCATTGGGAAATTACTACAGTCTGGACAATTGAATTGCCGGTTTACCTGACTCCTGCCTATTTACTTCCACTTCACGCTGATTTCCTGAACTGGAAAGCCTACCGGGCGCGTGCCTTCACAAAGTATATTGAGTTATCGCTTCCTGAAGTTCTTAACCTTCGATTCGACAAAAAGTATGTAATCGATGGTAATGAAGTTATCCTGGATAAAATAAACTTTGAACTTCCTCATAAAGGCATCGTGAAGATTGAAGGGTTTACTGTGTAGGTTTTGTCCTTTAAGGTGAGTGCTCCCGGCATTACCTTGCAGAAAAATAGACCAGATGAGTATCATTATTCAACAGCCAGATGCACTCTCCTTCTCGGGCAACCTGAAAAAGTTCGGGGTTACCTCCGAAACGGAAGTGGTTTTCAGTTTACATAAAGGCGCTGCGCTTATCCTGAGTGAGATATATCAGCCAGATGCAGCACACTATGTATCTGTAGACCTTCGCACAATCATCGATAAAGTGCTGTCGGTTACATTACCCGGGACAAACCTGATCACCGAACAGTCTTCCGGCTTTGCCGATTTCACCGCGACAATTGACGGGACCGCCGTTGCATTTCGCGTGATCAAAGGCGGTGTGCTGGAACTTGGATCGATGGCAGCTGATTTTGTAAATGAACATTTCCTAACCTGGCAAATGCAGGACAAACAGATACTGCAGCATCAACCCGAATGGCTGACAGTTTACACGAATGCAGCCCGCAACCTGAAGGCAAAAGCATACTACCAGGATAACACAAATGCCTCGATGCTGCTAACCGCGCTCGATGCCGGTAAACTTTTGGCTGTTGATGTGAGCTGGGCTTCGATTAATGCATTATTCGTAAAGAAAAACCCGATTGCCTGGGAGGTATGGTTCGAAGATCTTGCCGGTACCCGGCTAAGTTACGTGCAGAGGTATTGCCTCCGGAATTCGGATGACGAAGAGAAAATATTTATCTGGGCGAATACGATGGGAGGTATTGACTCCGTATCACTCACAGGTAGTGCCGAAGATGATAAAAAGCTCGAGCATTTAATTGCCGAAATGGGTGACGAATCCCTGCAGGAATATCAGACCGATAAGAAACGCGAAATCAAACAGTCAACCGGATTTTTGACTGTTGATGAAAGCCGGTGGATAGAAGACTTTTTCTATTCCGGCCGCAGGTACCTGGTTGGCGAGGAT